TATAAGTGGTGTTGGAACGATTACCTCAAATTTTTATGAAAATTCCAATTTTATCCAAGTTCCTGATTCTGTAATAGGAATAGAAAAAGTATTCAAATTTGATACTAGTACTCTATCTAGTGGAATGTTCAGCATCAAATATCAATTATTCTTGAATGATCTATATTATTTCAGTTCAGTTGATTTGTTGTCTTATGCGATGACAAAATCATATCTTGAAGATATTGATTTTTTATTGACAACAGATAAACAAGTAAGATTTAATAAAAGACAAGATAGATTATATTTGGATATAGATTGGGGAGAAAAAACCAAAGACACATTTCTTGTTTTAGAATGCTATAGAGCACTCGACCCAGAAAGTTTTTCTCAAATTTATAATGATAGTTTTGTTAAAAAATATCTTACTGCACTACTAAAAAAACAGTGGGGACAAAATTTAATTAAGTTCCAAGGTGTAAAACTTCCAGGTGGCATTGAACTCAATGGTCGTGCAATATTTGAAGATGGTCAAAGAGAATTAGAAGATATAAAACAGAAAATGTCTTCTGAGTATGAATTACCACCTTTGGACTGTATTGGTTAATAATTATGGCATTAAATCCATTCTTCCTTCAAGGATCTTCAAATGAACAATTTCTTGTTCAAGATTTAATTAATGAACAGTTAAAAATTTATGGTATAGAAGTTTATTATCTACCTAGAAAAATTTTTAAAACTGATAATATAATTCGTGAAATACAATCATCCAAATTTGATGATAGTTTTGCCTTAGAGGCATATCTGAATAATTATGATGGATATGCTCCTGATAGTGATATCATGACAAAATTTGGACTTAGATTGAAAAATGAAATAAGTTTAACAATATCTAGAGAACGATATGAAGAGTATATTGCACCTTTCTTAGAAGGTATTACTTCAGGTATTGAAGATGGAACAATTACTGGGTATGATTTTGGAGGTTTAATCTCAAGACCTAAAGAAGGAGATTTAATTTATTTTCCACTTGGAGAAAGACTTTTTGAAGTAAAAAGAGTCGAATCAGAAAAACCATTCTATCAATTAGGAACTAATTATGTTTATGAACTGAGTTGTGAACTCTTTGAATATGAAAATGAACTTATTGATACCTCAATTGAAGAAATTGATACTACTGTAGAGGATGAAGGATATATTACATATATGACCTTGGTTGGATCTGGTGTAACTGCTGTTGCAACGGCAGGAATTTCCACAAATTCTATCAAAGAAATATTCTTAAATAATGATGGTAGTGGGTATACTTCTACTCCTACCGTAACTTTCTCAAAACCTCCAAATTTTGCCGGAGGAGATGTACTTGCCACGGCAGTTGCAGTTACAACTAGTAAAACAAACGTGCAATCTATTTTAAGATTGGAATTGACAAATGGTGGATCTGGATATACCACTCCACCAACAATAACAATAACTGGTGGAGGAGGAACAGGAGCTGCGGCAACTTGTTCTGTCGGAGGAACGCAGTTTAGTGTTTCTTCCATATCTATCAGTAATCCTGGCAATCAATATTCTGTTGCACCCACAATTACTATCGGTAGTCCTGGAGTAGGAGTGACTGCGACAGCTGTTGCCGGAATTACTACCGACAATAAACTCAATCATATAAGAATACTCAATCCAGGTATTGGATATACTCAAGCACCTACTGTTTCTATAGCAGGATTATCCACTATTGGTGTTGGGACTTATATCTTTAATGAAGTTATAACCGGAGAATCTTCAGGTACAACGGCAGTAGTTAAGGACTTTACAAACACAAGTTTACTAACCAGTCTTTCAGTATCAATAAATACTGGTAAATTTAGTAATGGTGAAGTTATTGTGGGATCAAGTTCGTCTGCTAGATATACCGTATTAAATTATGATACAGATAGTTATAAAAATACATATGACTCTAATGAAGATATAGAATTTGAAGCAGATAATATTATAGATTTTTCAGAGTCAAATCCATTTGGTAGTTATTAATGTTAGGAACCTATTTTTATCACGAAATTATAAGAAAAACTATTATTAGTTTTGGCACGTTATTTAATAATATTTCCATCAGACATGAAAAAAGTGATGGGAGTATTCTTGATGATACAAAAGTTGGACTTTCTTATGGTCCAATGCAGAAATTTCTAGCAAAAATACAGGAACAAAGTGAATTAACAAGACCCATTGCTATCACTCTTCCCAGAATGTCATTTGAGATGACTACAATTCAATATGATTCGACTAGAAAAACTGGAGTAACACAAACATTTAAGGCAAACGATACTACTGATAATAAAACAAAGAAAGTTTTTATGCCTGTCCCATATAATATTGGATTTGAACTTAATATTTTTACTAAATTAAATGATGATGCTCTTCAAATTGTTGAGCAAATACTTCCTTTTTTCCAACCATCTTTCAATTTGTCTGTTGATTTGGTCAGTTCTATTGGAGAGAAAAGAGATATTCCAATTGTTCTTGATAGTATTGACTTTCAGGATGATTATGAAGGATCATTCCAAACGAGAAGAGCGTTAATTTATACTTTAAGATTTACTGCTAAAACTTATCTGTTCGGTTCTATTGCCGATACATCTGATGGTCTCATCCGTAAAGTTCAGGCAGACATTTATGCCGACACTAATACAAAGACCGCAAAACGTGAAATGAGATATACTGCTGTTCCCGATCCAATTACTGCAGAACCTGGTGATGATTTTGGATTTACCGAGAGTTGGGAATTTTTAGGAGATTCTAAAGATTATAGTCCTACTAGACAAGAGGATATTTGATTGTTATGAATAATAATTATGATTCAATCGATGAGGCTCTGAATATTGATAGTGATATTGTAGAGTCAAAACCAATCAAAAAACCAGAGATTATAAAATCGAAGGATGATGATATAGAGAAAGATTATGTCTATAGTCGTGCGAACCTCTACTCCCTCATAGAGAAGGGTCAGGAGGCAATCAACGGCATTATGGAGGTAGCAGGGGAAGGAGGCAGTCCAAGGGCATACGAGGTCGCAGGGCAGTTGATTAAGAGTGTTGCTGATACTACCGATAAGTTGATTGACTTGCAGAAGAAACTTAAGGATGTAGAGGACGAGACTAAGAAAACTACAAATAATGTTACCAATAATGCAGTGTTTGTTGGGTCCACATCAGAACTTCAAAAAATGCTTAAGCAAGGTTTTCTAAATAATAAAGAATAGACTACTTTTCATCGATGAAAAAGTGTAAGCAAGGATATTATTATTGTTATACCGATGAGGTTTGTAAACCCATTCCGAAGGGTTTAAGGGTAACCGCTAGATTTTCTGGTGGTGGGAAAGAACCAGAAGAAACTGGTATTGATGCACCCACAAATGGTAATGGGAATGGTGGAAATGGAAACGGTAATGGAAATGGAAATGGAAATGGGAATGGTGGTGGAAATGGTGGAGGAGTAAGTGAATCGAAAAGTGGTGATAGTTCTTTGCGTGACTGGTTTGGTAAGAGTAGGTCTAGTGATGGCAAGCCTGGTTGGGTTCAATTGGGTGGTAAATATGCCGGAAAACCCTGTGCAAAGCAACCAGGACAAACCACAAAACCAAAATGCGGATCCAGTAAAATGGCCGCAAATTTAGACGATAAGGAAGAGAAAAAAGCATTTAGTAGAAAGCAACGTCAAGATCCAAATCCAGATAGAAAAGGGAAGGCAATCAACGTGAAGACAGAAGAAACTGTAGTAGAAAAGGCAGGTGAGAAAGATGCCTGTTATAAGAAAGTCAAGAGTAGATATAGTGTTTGGCCCTCTGCATATGCTTCCGGAGCACTTGTAAAGTGTCGTAAGGTTGGTGCTGCTAACTGGGGAAATAAGTCAGAGTCTGTAGAGTATTCTGATTGGAGAAATGATTTTCAGGCAATGGAATATGAGTTCGTTGATATTATCAAACCAGAACCCATTAAAGGTGGTCAAGAGCAGATTGATGAAGGACAAAAGTGTTGGAAGGGTTATGAGAAGAAAGGAACCAAAAAAATGTTTGGCAAAGTTGTAAATAATTGTGTGAAGAAGGAAGGGTATGATGTTGGTGATGTTGATCAAAAAGTTGGTGCCGTAACTCCTATTCCTAAAGATGAGAGAGAAGCAGCAAAACAAAGATTACTTGCTAAGGCAAAAGCAAAACGTGAAAAAATGAAAGAAGAAGTTAAGATGGATGAGAGTCATAAGAATCCCGAAAGTG